CTAAGAGGACCTTTTGCGTGCCCTCGATGTGCGTGTGTGTAGTTCTCCCCTCCTGTTCCTGGTTTTCGTCCCCCCCCCCCCGGTGCAGCTACCCCGCCCAAATATATTCAATTTATACAGCGTAAATTTATTGTGCAATGACTATTGCAGCTACCCCCCCATCCCGAGAAACGACCCCCACACACACGGATTAAAAACTACATACACACACAGGGGGCGGTACAAAAAGTTAAGTTATGCACCTACGTTACACCGACGATGCAGCTGTTCTCATATTCGCTGCGTAAAGACCCATTGACAGCAACACCCGCCGCGTGCTATACTGGCCCCGGCGACGCGGCCACACCAACGCATCGCAGAGGAGCTAAGATGAACAAAGAATTGCTAAAGCCCATAGAGGAAGAGATAGGTGATATCCTTATCGCCTACGAATACGGTAATATAACACGCGAACAGGCCCTTGCCCGCTTTGATGCCCTGCGCTTTTCTGACCAGCGCGGATCAACCGACAAGTGGTATGCAACTGAGCATCGCAAGAACTTCGAGAGGTATAACCCAAAATGACACCAGCACAGCAAGCATTCGTCGATGATGTAAAATCATGGGCGATGGAAAACTACAACAAATCATTCGGCGCATCGTGCATCATCGAATGCATGACGGACGATGAAATCCTGGCCGAGTTTAATTCGGTGCAGGACGCCAAGTCATATGCTAAACTCCAGGACGAGGCGTACATGAACGCCCGTTGCGACATGTAGGAGCACACAATGAGTGAGATGAACATCAATGTACCGGAGAATCCATTCCGCGCAAAGCTCACGTGGCAATGGAGGTGCTTCATATTCGCTGCGCATCACTATAAGATGGTCCCCCACGCCGTTTTGGCTAGGGCGTTCAAGGTGGACCCACAAACTATAGGGAAGATATGTCGCTCAAACAATGGCGAGAGATATAAAGCTGTTTGGGCCGAGTCAGAACGCCTAGGCGTTGAGCGCATGTATGAAATCTATGCAACACCGGAGCTTATCAAACAGGTGGAGGAACGCGCCCTCAGAAAGGTCATAGAAGTAAGGACGTACGAAGCGCCGAGCGGCCCCGGCATTTATTATATCAGAAATTCGAGCGGTACTAAAACACCGGTAGAAATTGAGCCGCTGGAAAATATAGATCAAGAAAAAGCGCCGAGCGACCAGCCCGGCATTTATTACAGGCCAAAAGGCGCAGAGTTCTGGTGCATAAACGAGGAATTCGGTCGGCCATTTAAAGACGTAGCCGAATGCCTGCGGTTTTTAGCAGAGTTTTCGTTCGTAGTAGGCTGAAATGATACTTGACGGAGGCCCCGGCATGTGTTAAAATGCTGGGGTCGGGGCGATCCGTGCCCAAAGGAGTGAGCGGTGAAAACACTCGAAGAGATCGAAAATGAAGAACTAGCCGAATTCGCCCGCCGCGTGCTCGAAGCATTCGAGCAGGGACCGGAGGCATTCGCTAATTTCGTGCGCACCGAATTGATTGCACGTGAGCACGAATTCGACCGTCAAATGAGGAGACCAAACTAATGCAAATGCGTGTTGATGGACTAACGATATTCGGTGTAACAGACGTCAAGATCGAAACTGATGAAGAGAGTCAGTTGGTGACAATCCTAATCCACGGCGAAGGATTCAAGTACCCAATTCGGATCCGCGCTTATGGCGACGATGTAGTGCCGGAGGTAACGCAGGTCATAAGGACGGGAGGGGACGATGAAAAAGAGAGTGATTGACAATTTGATTGAACAACTGGATTCGCTGAGTATCGAATCGAACGCCCTTTCCGTAGAGCTGGAAAATTACAGGAACGCGAAGGGCGATCAAACAGGACACGACGCCGGAAGGGACATGATTCGTGTAAAGAACATGCTCCCGACAATGTTGGAGATCGTTCAAAATGCACGAGTTCAGTTGGCAGAGAAACTGGGAAATAGCGAAGCAGCTAGGCGAGCCAACGCCACCGATCAAGGGAGTGAACGAACTAAACATCCCGATATATTGCTCGGCCTCAGAACAAAGAGCGATTGATCAGGGATTTCGCTGCGTGTGTGGATGCACCGAAATGCTCCGCACACAAAAACGGCTAATTCGCGCCGCCGGAGCAAGAGTGCGAAAAGACGAGCTGGCCATTATGGGCTTGGTCAAACTGAGGTCAAATCGATGAACATAGTGACCATGAGAAGAATCCTTGCATTACAAGTGCAAATAAGCACGATGCAACATACAATGAGTTTTATTATGGAACTCGCTGATCAGTTGCTAAACGATGCAACGATAGAAATACCAGACCCAGTAAAGCCCAAGACGGGTGGCTGGAACAAGGGAAAGCCACGTTCACCAGAAAGCATCGCCAAGCTAAAAGCAACACTTGCACGCAAGAGAGCTGAGAGAGCTGAGAAAGCTAGCCAATGAAAAAGGAAACGGCGACGTACAGCGTCGTTCCAGCCGGTCATCGCGTTGTTGACGATTTTCGCGGGGATCGAATAACCGCCACTGTCTGGCGAGTAATAAAAACCCCTATATTCGGTGACCCAACCGAATATGAGGTAGTTCTCAGCACCATTGCTGATTACTGCAATTGCCCAGGTGGGCTTCATCACGGAAAATGCAAACACCTTGCGATGGTCTATGGGTACATCGCTGAACCGCATGAAGAGGAAAAGGACATATGAGAAAGTACACTTGTAACGGAGTTACGTGGGAAATGTTGCATAACCGCTTCACCCCCGAAATGCTGGGCTGGATTCCGGGTTGGCTTAATATCAATGACCCCGATCCGATATGGAAGCAAATCGACAAACGATACAAGCATGGAGGCGGCTGGCATACAAGCGGCTCGAAGGAGCAGACCACTCTTCGCGAACGAGACAACGCGCTGCTCTACCCAGAAGATCCGCCGCAATTGCCTCTAGCAAGAGCGATGCTGCGCGATGAAGAAATACTATTCTATCCGTATGCATTCGTCGTTATCAAGCAAAAGGGAGGCGAATGGGATCTCTGCCGCGTTGATTGAATAAAAACCACTTGACAGGAACCTCCCAGTGTGTTAAAATGGGAGGTTCACAGGAGATCAAAATGAACATTCATCACACTCACAAAAAACAGGCAGAAAAAATCGGAACTATTCTAGAAGAGCATGGGTCTTTCATTCGAGCAACATGGCCGATGCGAAATGTCCACATATTTTCGCAGGATGCCAAGGCAGCGGTGCAACAAATCGCTGCTGTTCAGCGCATCATTCGCGGCGCGGAGGAACGCGGCATCGAAATGAGCGTTTTACCGTCGATATCAAGTCCGTCGATGGTTCATATCCTAATAGGCGGCATTCCAGGAACCGAGATTAAAACGCCGATCATGTGGCTGCAAGATGCAAATCTATATGAAGGAGCGCCGTCGAATGGTTCGAATACCGAAGCGTCAGAGATGGAACCCACATCGCCCGAAGCATCTGTGGAAGAAGGCGAAGAAGTACCGACAGAGCCTGAAGAAAAGAAATCTGGATCGTCAGTTGTTAAGCAAGAATATAGAGCAAGGTATGCGGAAGCAGGTCACCCATCGAACTGTGGAGATGAACTCGCCCAAAGACTCGACAATCTTGTCAAACCAAAACACACCAACCTCGATCAATTCCGACAAATCTGCGAAGCTAATGGAGTAGACCTATCTAAGCTCAACACAACCAACCACGGATGGCAAGGCCGATATCGAATGACTGGCAGGAACATGTTGGCCAAGAAAGTCTATTCAAACGGCGGCGTTCTCTTGATGCCAGAAGGTTGGGGCGTCGAACCCATGCGAATGTCAGCCGATTGGATGGCTGCCCAACGGTTTGTAAAATGAATAAGGAAGATAAAGTTCTGCACCAACAATGCGCGAAACTTATAGACAGAATGATTAAAGAGGGGCACACTAAGAAGAATCTTACCGAGGAGGAAAAACAGGAGGCTGTCCGAAAACTCGTTGCAGCTATTAAACGTGCCCGTAATGCGATGCGTTCAGAATTCGATGCATAAACTGGGATTGACAGCTAGGCCCCGACGTGCTATCATGCACGTCGGAGGCCAGCGATGCCATTCATCATCTATTCCAATGTTCGCGGTAAAGGTAAGGTGGACTTTGACGCCGCCGATGCCGTCAAGTATTACACCAGACATTATGAAAATTGGCTCATACTTTGTAGCATTTATGCTAGTTCTCAGAGTAAAGACGAGCGCCGACAGGCAAACAGTGAGATTCGAATCGCCCAGAGAAAAATGGACTTTTGGGTGCGACACAAGAACTTCGACCCATTCCGCTGCGCGCGAGCAATGCGCGATGTTCGGATAGACCGTGCTAAAAAGCACATCAACTTGGAGTGAAAGTAGATGCACAAAGAGATGGACCAAACTGCTATGGAGCAGTTGGAGAAAATGGTCGATCATTACGGCCTAGATGAAGTACTCAGCAAGCTAAGCTACATCTGTGGGCTGAAAGCTGAACACATCGCCGTAAGCTACCAGGATGCTCAAACCGCCAAAGTATGGACTTGGGCGTCAAGCTTCCTCGACCGAGCCAGCGAAGCAGTGGAGAAAAAGGGTGTATAAAACTCCTAAAAAACCTAATGAACCCCGCCCCTTGCTTCTGATGTGCATCAGAAACATGATCAATCACAGAATAAAGAAAGGAGAGATGACATTAGATCAAGCCATTAGTCATCTATTGTCATACTATACCAATGTCGATCTTAAGCTGATCCTCGATGAACTTACCCGTATAAAGGATACTTGACAGCATAGCGGGTGTATGCTACAATAGAGCCTGCGCCCTGAAAAGTGCGTATGCTCTGTGTCCCTGGAGCTAAGGGGCGGGAACTACCTCAGGCCAGAGGCCCGCCCCAAGGGACAAAAAGGGACAAAATGCCTAATGAATCTGTATTTCCTGTTTCACCAGATGAGTGGGCGGTGATAAATCAACAAAGAGTAATAACGGCCCAGATTAATCGCGATGTTGTTAAGGTCGGCGCTGTTTATTTGCGTCAATCTAGCAAAATACCAGCCAACGATAATTGGGCAACTATCAAATATTTAGACACTAACCTTGCAGATTGGGTTGATAGCGAAAACCACAGATTCGCTAACGTCGGGTTCAATCTCCAACAAGGATGGGTGGACATTGACGTCGATTCTGAAGATTCCGAATACAACCGATGCATCCATCAAGCTTTGCAACATGTGGGGGTCGATTGCCGATTGGCTTTCGGACGCCTCAGCGCAGGAGTCCCGAAACACTTTTTGGTGCAGCTTTCAGAAGAAGAGGCAAAAAACTTCGATGAATTCAAAAAATTCCAGCCGCAGCCGGTCATTATCAAAGGCAAGCGCCTCGCCACCGAACTTAGAAGTACGCCCGTCGGAGCTAAGGAGCCGGACGCTAAGCAGACTGTTGTTCCTGGCTCATTATATGGTGACCGAAGTAGATACGATATCAGCGTGTGGTGGAACGGACGTGGAAATATTGCGCGGTCCCTATCAGAAATTACGTCTAGTTCAACAAGAATTTGCCCGGCAAGCCACATTATTAGGGCAATTGCTATCGGCACCATCTTGTACGCGATCAAACCCCATTGGGTCTCCGGAACACGACAAATCACAAGTCTCAAATTCAACGGATGGTTAGCCAGACTTGTTGGAGAAAGCCACGACATAAACAATAGTGAGCAACTTGCCGCTCATGTCTACTGTCCAATCGATGAGGATTTAATTGCCGAATCAATACTCAATTTAGTGTGCACAACGACTAGAGATGATGAATCCAGGATGCGGATTCGCAATTATTACGAGGCTCGAGGCAAATTAGAGCGGAACCCAGATGCAAAGATTCCCGGCTGGCCTGCTTTAAAAGAATTGCTAGGCGAGGAGCTTGTATTAGCCATTCGGGCTGTGTGCTTGCCGGGTGCCGATGTTTCTATCTTGATGAAGCTGATTGAACGATACATTTATGAAGAAACAACTGGGCGCTATATCGACCGCGAACGTTTCAAATCAGCGCAGCAACATTTCATCCACGCTGCTGATGATCTTTATCGACGCCATAAGCCCGATACTATCATGCTTAAGAAACCAATGGAGGCATTCAAATCCTTTGAGATGAGTAAGATGCGTAAATCAGTTGGTGTGGCTGATTTGTATCCGCTTAAACCTCCAGGTGAGATTTTCCGGTTTTCACGATCAAAGGGACCGGTGGCCGATGAATTCGAGGGCGATGACTCCCATCTGGTATTCAATATTTGGCGAGGTTGGGACCATAAACCAACCAATTCTTTATCGCGTGAACTTTTGTGTGAGTGCGAACTCAAGCTGGACCGCGTTCTTGCGTGGCTCACCTGCGATCGAAAAGAACAAATTGGTTGGATTAAAAGCTGGATTGCTTGGACCCTTCAGTTCCCCGGTGACAAACAGCAAATTGCATGGGTTGTTGTAGGAGGTCAAGGTGTTGGAAAGTCTTTTGTGGGCAATGTGTTTTGTAACGCTATTTTCGGTAGCCTTCATGGCATGGTATCTGGTAAAATTATTGGAGAACGTTTTAGTGTCTCTCCGTTCATTGGAAAAATGTTTGTATTCGCAGATGAAGTTAGATTCAAAGGCCAGCAATCAATAGATGAAATCAAGCTCCTTATCCGGAATATCAGAACCCATGGAGAACAAAAAGGAATAGACGCCCGAGACTACAATATTTTCGCTAGGCTAATGTTTGCATCCAACAATGCTGACATTCATATTGGTCAGGCTAATATGCTAGATCGCGCATTATTTTACACTAAAGCTTATACCCCCGAATTTATGGGTATATCGCAGATTCAATTTAACGAATGGACGCTGCAACATAAACCTTTTTTCGATGAATTTGGGCAGTTTCTTCAACGTTCCGATGTGCGTGAACATTACATGCACCTATTTATGAACATGAAAGTAAACCGTCACGCTATCGAAGATATTAAGTGGTCGTCGTCACGCGAAGCGGACATAATGCTTCACAACATAAGCGGCCCGCGTAAGATTGCTAAGGTAATCATAGAGGAGGGCCGCGTGTTTGAGGGGCTTGATATATCGACACCGTTTTCTCAATATGAGTTCACACGCGAAGTAACCGAATTATGCAAGAAAATGAATGAAAATATTCGCGCTGCCTATGTATTCGAGGAATTCAATAAGCTTGGGATGCTGGAGCAAGTAACAGTCAATAGAGTGCACAAGTTCCGCTTTAAGTGGATGATCGGCGATCTAACCACCAAATTCGGCGATGCGATTGGGATCATGTTAGAGCCCCGGTTTGAATTTGGGCCAGGAGATTATGGACCAAATACTAACGATGGAGTTAAACCTATAATGTGGCGAGGCCAAAAGCGTGATCGTTTTTAACCTTCGCTGCATAAAAGATACTTGACGACGACACGTCGGTGTGGTAGGATGGCGCGTGACGCTGAGAGTAGCGTTTTTGACAGGAGAGTAAAGTGAACGACGCAGTTAACACCGAAGATAAGCCGGCCAAAACCCGCAAGTCGATTGTTCCGGCAGGTTGGGTGTCCAAGGGTGACGCTCTTCGGACCTTCATCCAGGAGCAGTGCAAGGGCAAGGACGGATTCGACTACAATCTTTTCTTCCAGCTTTGCCGCAATAACGGCCTCCCCGAGGAGCAGGTTGCCAAGTACGAGGAGCAGGTGCTCATCGAAAAGCGTCTCGGTTCGCAGGGTCGCGCCGTGATGACGCTTCGCAACATGCTAGCGACGATCGCTCGCAAGGACGGCAAGCTCAAAGATCTCGATGGCGATGAGATTGACATGGAACTGCCCAAGGCCGCCCTCGGTGGTGCCGCAAAGGCAGCCGCCGACAAACGCGAGAGCGGGGAGGCACAGGCAGAGGGCAAGTTTTAAGGAACCCACCACCCAAGAGACTTGCCCGCGGGCGTTGGTGTAGAATCCAACGCCCGTCTTTCTTTAATCGGGAGGCAAAGATGGTATTGCAGTCAAACTTCGAAAAGAAGTTGCAGGTCTTAGTCCAGGAAGGCAAGGCAGAGGGCCTGGACAATGAAACTCTCATCGACATTCTAGAGTCGATGCAAGAGGAACTCCAAGGTGAACTCAATGAAGAGAGCACTGAGGAGGAGCAGCAGGAGCAGAAGGAAGACTAGTAATGGCCACAACTCCAAGGACATCGGAACATTCCGGTTCACACGCGCCTCCTACTATCGAGGCGTCGAATCAGGCGCACAAGCCAGTGACGCCTGAGCAAAAAGCCGCCGCAGCTAAGGAGCGCGGCGCGAATGTGCAAAGAATTGAAGACGAGCAGCGTACTCGCTCGGCTGAGATCGAAGCGATGGGCGTCGATAATTGGGTTTCATCCCATGACGAGCGTCCAGAGGATGAACATTGGGTCCCTACTCTCGGCCAAATTTCGGCTGGTGGCGGGGCCGTAATGATGCGACCTCCGGACAAGGGTAAGCAAGTCCAGGGCGTTGCTATCAAGCAACCGGCGGACGCGAAGCTGTGAGCGTTCCAATCAACGATCTTAATGACAAGATTCGTCATGTCATTAATTGGGCGAAAGGTGGGAACCTTACGGTCGCTCAAATCGAGGCGCAGTTCACCGCAGCAGCGACGGCTCTTGGATCGGATACCACTAAGCATGATATCACGATTCAAACGCCTCCCGCTGCGTTGATTCCGCAGTCGCCGCCATCCAAGCCACCCATTCCGATATAGGAGGACTGAATGGCAACAGCGTTCGGTAAGGGGAAAATGCCGAAGACATTCGGCGGCAAATCTACGGCGCTTGGTCATGGCGGCAGAGCCGCTAAGCTCAAGTCCGAAGATGTTCCGGGCGGCGTAATCGGCGATATCGCGAGAGCGAAAGGCGCTGCGCCAGGAATGAAAAACTTCCACGGAGGTAAGCGTGCCAAGTAGTGAGGTAATGCACAAGTGGAAGCATGGCAAGCTTCATTCGGGCTCGAAAAAAGGTCCTCGCGTAACGAGTCAGAAGCAAGCCGTGGCAATCATGATGTCTGAAAAGCGTAATGAGTCGAAACACGGCGGGAAATACAAACATTCCCGCAAGTAATCCGGCCTTTGCCTCAAGCGGTCGGATCTTGGAATCCCGCGCCGATGGGTTACCCCCTTAACCCTCGAGCGGCGCGGGTTCCTTGCTTGCTAGCGTAAAAGATACTTGACAGCGAGACTCCGACATGCTACACTCGGCGTGCACACGGAGAGATATGTATGCAAACTGACACGTTACTTCAATTGAGCGCAGCCCTTGAAATGTTGCGTGAAGCAAAGGCCAAGGTATTTCGAGACACCAATGATACGATAGCAGCGAATGATCATGTTGAATTAGTGCGCCATTTTGTAAAATTGCGGGAAACTAACGAAGCTATTAAAAAAGCTAAGAAAGAGCTTGAAGAGCTTGAAGAGCACGTGTCTCGCGAAGACATTCCAAGCGCTTTCAGGCTAGCGCGAATTAAAACTACCACCATCGAAGACATTGGGCGCGTCACAATATCAAATCAATGGCGATGCTCTATTGTTGATGGAAGGCGCGACGATGCCTTTATATGGTTACGAGAGGGTGGAAACGGTGGCATTATAATAGAAACAGTGCCATGGCAAACCCTTGCAGCATTCGCAAAAGCAGAGACGGAGGAGCATGGTCGAGAAATGCCTGACAAGCTGTTTAACACGAGCACTATACAATTCACATCGATCACAAAGGTTTAGGAGACGATCATGTCAAACGACATTGCGCCAATCAGTACAATCCCAGCACATCTGCAGGGCAAGACAAAGACGGTTCGCATCGGTAACATTGACCAGAGTGATCTGGTTATCCCGCGCATCAAATTGCTGTCTAAGGTGAATCCCGAAGTCGACTCATTCGATGACGCGAAGGCAGGCGAGTTTTGGCACGCCAATAATAAACAATCTTTGGGCACCGAATTAATTGGTGTCCCGATTGTAACGCGAAAGACTTACGTGCTTTGGTCTCCGCGAGGCATGGAAGGAGGCATTCTAGCGCGGAGCACAGATGCCATTCATTGGGACCCGCCCGAAGGCGAATTCCATGTTAGATTCAAAGGTGATTCTCGGGAATACACTTGGAAGTTGGCCCCGACTGTGGCTGAATCTAGATTGGACCAATTTGGTTCCAGCCGCAATGATTTCGATATGCCGATGGGAAAGCGTTCCCCGCCCGCCGCTGCTCTCACTTATGAGACGCTGTGGTGGTTTTTAAACAGGCCCGATGTTGGACGAGCTATTGTCCTCAATTCTAGGGGATCGGTAAAAGTATGCCAGGAATGGCTAACTTCCGTCGATGAAAAGCCGTTAGTTCATTACTACCAAGTGTACTCAATTGGTATCCGCCTCGATAAGGGCGGCGGCGGTGAACAATACTACAACTATCAATATCGCCATGTGGGCTACACCAATCCAGATGATTCTGAATTCGCCCATCAGATGTATGAGCATTTCAAAGATGTGCCGTTCAGAGCCAGTGATGAACGGGAAGACGATGCCGGGAAATTTTCTGGTAATGGGTCGGGCCGATCCGACACAATCAGAACCTCTGATACAAAGTTCTAACGCTCACCTAAACCCCCGTAGCGTTAGAATGGCGGGGGAGCGTGGTCCTTGTCGTCCGCTCCCCCGTTTCAATCTGGAGAAATAAATGTATCAGGGCATCGATCCACAACTAGCCATAAATATGGTTCAATATTCGCCAACAATTGCTTATGACGTTGAAACGACTGGCCTTGAGATGAAGGATAAGATAATTGGGTACGTCATCGCAGACTCAGAATCCTCCGTATATGTTCCAGTACGTCACTCTGGTGGAGGCAATATACTCTGTCCAGACGAATTCGAAAGAGTACTTGGTATTAGCTTTAAAGATCGTGCTCGACGAGGATACCGAACTATTGGTCACAACTTGGGGTTCGATCTCAGGATGTCCGCAAAGCACGGTGTGTTCCCGGAATATCCACTCGAAGATACAATGATAAACGAGGCGCTTATAAATGACACTACTAAGAAATATGGACTCGATGATTGTTGCCAACGCCGTGGTGTTACTTCTAAATCTGTTGTTACTATTTATAGGACAATTTCTCAAAAATTCGGAGGTTTGCCGGATCGCAAATCAATGGCTCACTTTCACAAAATGGCTGGCGATGATCCTGTTGTTGTGGATTACGCTACGGGCGATGGCATCAGTACTTTAGAGCTTTGGAAAGAGCAACAGCATAGACTAGATTACGATGATGGGTTTGGTAATTTAAGAGTTCCATGGAAATTAGAATGCGAATTGATTCATCGTGTTGCGCGTATCCACAACAGAGGACTAAAAATAGACGCAGAATATGGCGAAAAACTGGGAGGACCAAATGGCATCATTGAGCAGAGGTTACAAGTTCTTCAATCCGAACTACCGAAAGGATTTAATACGAATTCACCAAAGGATGTTGAAGCGTTATATCGAACGAGTGGATACACAGATGACAAATTTGCTAGAACTGAGACAGGTGCGCCATCATTCACTGAGGCTTGGCTTAAGAATAATTCGATCGGCGAAAAAATCCTCGCAATTCGCCAAGTTAAAAAAGCCCGAGATAGTTTCATTGCCCCATTAGTTACCGATTTTAACTTAGATGGAGGGTACAATGTGCGAGGAAGAGTCCATCCGATCCTTAACCAATCAAAATCTGATGAGTATGGTGTTATCGGATCACGATTTAGCTGTTCTGACCCGAATCTACAGGCTTTCCCAAAGCGGAATAAAGACATTGGAATGCTTGTCAGACGACTCGTCATTGCTGATAGTGATTGCGAAATCGAAGAGGGAGACGCCAAACAACAAGAACCCAGACTCTTCGCCCATTTTTCAGGCGATGAACGGCTCGTTGATGGCTACCGAACAGGGACACTTGATATTCACGACCTCGCTTCCCAAGGATTGCATCTTCATAGAGACATAGCGAAGCGAATGGCCATGGGTATGTTAACAATGATGACTCCACCCACCTTGGCCAGACATATGGATTGGGACATAGACACCGCTAAAAAATATCATCGTGAATTTCTTACAAGGCAATTCCCTGCTATTCAAAAATTTCAGCAGGATGCTATTAGCGTATTTGTGGGCAGCGGATTTGTTCGATCTATAACTGGTCGGCGCGCACGTTATGAGGGCGAGTTCGCTTATCGAGCCGTTAGCAGGATCATCCAAAATTCGGGCGGCGATTTAATGAAGAAAACGCTGCTGCGAGCTTGCGAGTATGAAGAAGCAAACCCGCAGATCCAAGTCCTGATGACCATCCATGATTCGCTGATGTGGCAACGTCAAAAAGGTTTCGATACCACTGAATTCGTAAAATTGTTAGAATCAGTGCCAAGAGAATTTAACCTTTTGGTACCGATACCTTATGAAGTAGGAACTGGGACAAATTGGGCTGAAGCAAGCTACCCAGTTAAGGAACGGGATTTCACACCGAAGACTGGTTATCACCAGCCCTGAGCAAAAGATACTTGACGACGCGTGCACGGCATGCTAAAATGGAGGTCATCATGGGCGAGCGTGTTGGCGACGAAACGATCGAGATCGAAGCCACAGTGGAACACACTAGTGACAAAGCTTGGTTGATAAACGACATGATGAGTGGGAAACAGATTTGGCTCCCAAAATCAGTAGGAACAATTATTCAGGAACGTGACGATCAAGGCCATGTTCTTTTCAATGTCCAACAATGGTGGGCAAAGGACCGTGGCCTCATCTGAAAGTCAATTAAAGACTGCACTCGTTAAGAGTTGCCGATCTATGGGCGCTTATGCCCGCCGAATTGAAGATCAATATGCTGTTGGCATATTGGACATAATCGTAGCCTTCGATGATCTGCCGGTAATGTTTATTGAAGGCAAGAGAGTCAGCGGCCAATGGATGAGTCCAACGGATCGCCAATTTGTGGAGGGACAACGCATATGGCAGCTTAAAGGAGGACACATTGTAGCGGTGTTGGTGGGCTGGAACACCGCTGATAGAATGCTATGCAGTCCATGGGCAAGTTCAGTCCTAACCAAAGATTGCTTCAAGCAAAAAGATGGGTGGGATTATGGACAAACACTTCAGGAGTTCGCACGTGAGCAATATTGATGATCTGATAGCAACACGAAGACTGACCCACGGTGATTTCACTGAGAGTTCGACCATCACTCAAGCAATCAAAGGAGTCATAAAGCAGACACCCAATTGGGAACGGCTAACCGATTGGCAAAAGGAATCGGCAGAGATGCAGGCCCAGAAATGGGGACGCATTCTAGCCGGCGACCCAATGCTGGCTGAACACTGGGAAGACCTAGAAGGGTACAACCGAATGGTGTCCCAACGTCTGCATATGCAACGTGCAGGGGCGGAAGGCACCAAGACTATTGCTAGATTGCTTCGCCCCAAATTGCCGGAGATAGGAGAATGAGATCGCTGTTCGCTCCGTGCGGAGTCCATATTTTAGCGGACGGACAATTTGGGTCCAGCGGCAAAGGTAATATTGCCGCCTATCTCGCTGCTCGCGCTTGGGATCAGGAGGTTGAATTCGCTGGCGTCATAACAAACGCCGGGCCTAATTCGGGCCACACCAGCTATTACCTAGATCGAAAAATAGTGCTGAAGCAACTCCCTACATTCGCTGTTCACAGCTTTTTGCATGGGAACACCATCCCGGTGTATTTCTCGGCTGGCGCTATCATTGACCCGGAAATACTGATAGCTGAGCATAAAGAATACCCTGATATTCCAATATTTATCCATCCGTGCGCCGCAGTTGTCTCCTCAAAAGATAAGGAGTCTGAGCGTGACCCTGCCAGCACTTATGCCGCCATTGCCTCAACCCAATCGGGAACCGGGGCGGCGCTTGCGCGGAAGATTCGGCGCGATCCTTATGCGATTTATTGTAATCACAGCACTCGCTTATTTCCTTATTACCAAACCGTCCATCATCCCACCCATTATCGGTATTTTATGGAGATATCTCAAGGATTTTCCTTGGGGATCAACGACCCCCGATTCTATCCAAATGTGACTAGTAGGGAATGTACATTTACGCAAGGAATGGCCGATGCGCGAATAGCCATGCGGCATTATCAGAGAGGATATCTGTGTTTTCGCAGCTACCCGATCAGGGTAGGGAATCTAGGTGAGTTTAGCTCTGGTGATTGGTACCCCGATCAGTGGGAAACTAGTTGGAAAGCTATTGGTGTCCCGCCTGAACTAACCACTGTTACAAAGCGCATTCGAAGAATTGCGACGTTCTCGTGGAAACAATTCGAGGATGCTATCCATGCAAACGATCCGCACTTTATCTGCCTCACCTTCCTTGATTATTTAGACGCGCAGAAAAGGGCGGATTTCTTAAAAAAACATATGGAGCAGAGAAATGTCACAGGAGAGTACGATTTCATATTCAGTAATGGACCCGGAATCGAAGACATTAGTGTTCAGAATTCCTAAGGAACTCAGACCATATGAACACGATATCCGGCGGTTCATGGCAGCGATGCTACACAAATTACGCAAAAATGCCCATAAAGGGCGCTGGGAACACGGAAAGGTGCGTGAATATCTTGTACGCCTCCGTGAAGAAGTAACTGAACTCGATGGGGCGATAGATGAGGGAAACATGATAGATATAATACTTGAGGCAGCAGACGTGGCGAACATGGCAATGATCCTATGTTCCATGGTGTTGGATGGACGAGAATGACTTATGTTCTCGACGCCGTTCAACTCGCCGCTAAAGAAAAAGCTAAGGGTCAACAGGGCTTTGGCTTTTTCATGGAGATGGGGCTCGGCAAGTCTCTTCTCGCCCTCGACGAATTTATGTCTGGGGTTAGCGGCGGAACTACTCGCATGCTGGTGGTTTGCCCCAACAGCTTTAAATCAGGATGGATAGAGGAGATACACAAGCATGGAATTAATGTGGAACCCTACATCTTTGTTTCAGGTGCATCTGAGAATAGAGCCTTTCTCGAACGAGCGTTTAACCGGCCTCCAGTGCTCGTCGTTAATTATGAAGCTATTCGGTCGGAATCCGTACGTCAAGCACTTACAGTTTGGATGTATCGTAAACCAACGTATCTGGTCTTCGACGAATCCATCCAAATTAAAACCCACAATTCGCAGCAAACTAGAGCCTCTCTTGAATTGGCGAAGTATGCCGCTGTCCGCAGAATCCTTACTGGAAAGCCTACCACGCAAGGACCTCATGATCTTTGGGGACAGATGCGTGCAATCGGGCAGATGGAGGGACGTAACTTTTATGCGTTCCGTGGGATGTTTTGTCGGATGGGAGGCTTTAAGGGTAAGCAAGTCATAGGCGCTCAAAATGAGGATATTCTGGCTAGAATGATGGATCCGCATGTATTTTGGGCAAAGAAAAAGGATTGGCTCCCATCATTGCCCGATAAAAATTACACCGTGCGTGAATATAAATTGACCCCAGAACAGCGGAGTCAATACATAAGTATGGAGCATAGTTTCGTTCTGTGGTTGAACGATGAAAAATACGTTACGGTCGAGGCGGCGATATCAAAATATGAGAAATTGGCTCAGATTCAGTGCGGCTTTATCATCGACACAGATGACGACGGTAAAGTCCACGTAATCTGTCCGCCAGAGCGAAACCCACGGCTTCGATTGTTAAAAGAAATTTTGGAAAATGAAGTTGAAGGCAAGACTATCGTAGTATACACTCATAGATACACATTTGAAATCCTAGTAGAAGCACTGCGGGAATACAATCCCGCATGGATCAAAGGAGGAATGAAACCAGATGAAATCGAACACCAAAAGAATTTATTTAATGGGAATCCGGGATGCCGGGTCATCTTGGTCCAAGAAAAAGCTGGGAAGTATGGGCACACGTTGTTGGGTCAAGGTGAAAATTGTTGCGCAACCACGATCTTCTATGAAAACAGCTATTCATTGGACGATCGCTCACAAGTGGAGGACCGGAACCACCGACGGGGACAAGATCAAACTGTTACATATGTTGATTTGTGCGGGACAACAATGGACAGACGAGTTATCGCTGCCTTACAAAGAAAAGAAAATATCTTCCAAGCGATAATGAAACACATTAAAGAGGAAAAGCCAATATGAGATCTTATGCAAAGGCAAAGGTTGAGTTGCGGGGAACTGGCAAGTTTGCTCCAAAACTAACATTCGAGGAGCGTTGCGGATTATATTATGCTGGAAAAATAGGAATCCCCGATTGGGCTATTCTTAAAGTAGCGAAAATACACCGTAGCTCCCTTACACGGTTATTGGACGGCAAGCATAAAGCATATCTAGAAGTGCGTGAGAAATATCAGTCATTAGGCCATGAGGAATTTGGCCATCGTTACTATACTGAAGAGCTACAACAGCGCATTGCCGCCGCGCAGGGTAAGTAATAAACGATACTTGACAGCTAGCTAGCGGTGTGGTAAAATAGTGGGCCAACCTAAGGAGGCTATTATGCCAGACGATCCTCGAGATATTATGTTCGGTTCCACGGATATGACACATCATTGGGGAGGGAGTTCCGGTAAATTCGTTTCTAAATTTAAGGACAGAAAGACAGCTTGTGGATATTTTTATGCTGGAAGGGTAAAAGGGGCATCATCGGAATTAATAGCCCTTGCTGTGGGGGCCAATAGACGAACTATTAGTAAATTATTGAATCATAAATTAACAGATTATGCCAGCATTAAAGAAGAATTCAAAGAATTAGGATCAGACGCATTTGGCAAGAAATATTACACTATTGAAATAGCACAACAATTATTGCGCGTAAAATCTGGCCTGAATATTTGCTAGGGGCCTGGGGTGGCGCGCATCATGGGCCACCTACAAGATATGGATCGCGTACGGCAGCGTACCATGCGCGATCCTGGTCCTCATGGCCCCCCCATGTAGGGTCGTGGGGCATCGAGCGTATAAAAGCGTATCACTAGTCAACTGTGCGTGATGAATACATGCTTGATGGGTTTGTGAAATTTTATAACCGCTGGGCGTACAGTTGGCAAATTTGTTCCAGGCGGATGTCCGAATGCCTCGGTGAACTGCTGAACAAATATCTGCGGTGGGGCGTTGGGATTTGTGCAGAAATCATATAGAGCTGCAGCTGGACCCAACAATACAAGTGCAAGAACCTTAGCTTCCATTTCTTCCTCCTTTATCCTTCGCCAACCAAAACGCAACTATAGCCCCTACTGCCGATACCAAACCGCCTAAAATACTAGCGGTGCTTGGGTCGTTGGGTATGGTGTAATTCAATGAAAAACCCACTGCTCCAACAAACGATAAAATAAGCAACAGAGAAATAGTCAATGCTCCATGGGTATGGTCATATTTTGCCGCTACAAAAACAAGTAAAAGTGTAAACACAACAATTATTGACGCCCCGATTAATATCGGATAGTCAAGCGATTTATGTAATGGCGGCGGGATAACCAATTCATCGGCCATCAGCGAATTAACCTTGTAGCTCCGTAAAGACCAATGGCCATTCCCCCTACTTCTAGAGCCGTGCGGAATATATGTTCCGGCCCGCACAATTCTGGAAGCACCTCGCGGGAATTTGCAAGGCTCAGGCATTGTTTAATCGCCCATAAATCGCCTATAGCGAATATGGTCAATACAACAAGAGCGCCGACAACTGCGATGATCGGCACTGACCAGTGACTAAATCTAGACTGTTCCGTCGAAGACGACGGTTCCGTTGACTGTGACACGTACGTTCCCCGATGCTGTTATGCCCACTGTTCCTGGTTCGGAAACAGGCCCTGGTTCTGGCCCTGGTTCTGGCGAAGAAGTGGTGATTGCTGGCTTGAATTTCCAATAGTAACCGGCTATAGTCTGGGCCTGATCAGTACCATTTACTATTCGCCTAGCATTTACCGGATCTTCGGTAGTTGAGTTGAAATATTTCGGTAAACCGACGCCTGTGAACCAACCAATAGTCATTCCGTCGTAAAGAACCAACGCTGACGGTTGATCGTTTAACATAAGGTCAGCTTTTTGGTAAATAAGAACGTCCAAATTATAGTTTTTCTTAAGTTGATCCTGCCCCTTCTGGTAATTGGTGCCCCAAGTAAGTTGAACATGGCCTCGGCCATAATATTTTTGATTATAGGGGCCTGTTGCATTCCAATATTTCGCTGGCGGGTTGCCGTACGGTTTTCCGCCATTCTCGGCTACTGGCGTCATTTTCTTGCCAGTTTCATGATAAACGGTAGCCATGCAATAAGCAAGCCACACATTTCCATCGCGGGGATTCGGTTCCTCGAAAAAAGCTTCCCAAATATCGAGAAGATAATTCATCCCATCAACTTGCGCTTGTGTCAGTGACCCGCCGAATAAGGATGACCTAACGGTGTTAAAGAATATATCGCGGTTAATCATTATAAATTCTCCTACATAAATAGGGATTGACGGACAGACCCCGGCGTGGTATGATGGCGCTGGAGGTGATCCATGGATCTAATCTTGTGGTTTTTCATCGGTTTTATCGGATCGTTGGTGTTTGCTCTATACATCGGACTAGTCGGTGCTATTGACTGGAAGCTGGGAGAGCAACGCCGCCGTACAGAAGCTTGCGGATCGAATTGCTGTAAGCATCGCTAAACCTAGGATCATCGGGTATTCCCAGCATTTTTTGTTGGGCTGACAATGCGGCTCTGTTTCGCAAAATGTCACCAATAGCTTGAGAAGAGGCCCTTGCTACAGGAATACCGACACCTATTCCACCCAAGGCTACTGCCGCATGAGGAAGGCTCATTCCACCCGTAGCACTCTCCCACAACAATGGCCACGCCGAATGACCGACAGACCAAGCATGTGCGTTTACATAATCGGCTGCGCCTTGGCCCCATCCTTTAGGAGGGCTAATTCTAGCCGCATCGAATGAGTCAGCCAATTTGTCCGTATTTTGAGCAGCGTTAATATCGATGCCCATTGGATGCATGTCGATTTGTTTTTGAATATGGTTGGAAATCATCCTGCCATATGTTGCATCATCGCCCGAAAATGCATTGGCACGATTCTGGAACTGAATCGCTTTCTTGACAGGAACACCTCCCGGTTCTGCCGCATCGGTGATGTCATTCACCAGTTTTTCTGGCCCAGCAGTTTCTGGAGGTCGTCCTGTTCTGGAGAACCCATATTGGGTATCACGCGACAAATCTTGAAGTTCTGGCAGCTTTAACCTTGCCCCGGCGGTTCGATCCCACATGTTGTCTGCGGCATCTCGTAAATTCTCTGACGTAGGCATATTTGCTGGAACACGATTCCCAGCTGTCTTGCCAATGGCGCTCAATGCGCCGCCAATTCCTATGTTGGATGCAGTATCCAATGCAGTCTGATATGGATCGACGGCCCCCTTTTCATTTAACTGCTTAATGGTGCTAGCCGACAACCCCTCTGCCCCAAGAGTAGCGCCTCGACCCAACACGCCCACTCCTGCGCCGCCAATATCACTGATAGGATTCGCCATATAACCAGCACCCTCGGTCGCATATGATAATGGCCCGAGGCGATTTTCAGACTGCTCCGTTAATTTCTGTTCATCAGCCAAAGATCGGCCTGTTCCCCCTAACCATGTTGGCATCGAGGAGGCTAATCGATCAGCGCCGCCCAATGAAAATCCCTTGGTGGTTGAGCGCACGATATCATTTAATGTTTGCCCGATGCCTCCCCAAGTAGGCCCTGATTTAGGATCAAATGGCATGTCGCCGGTTGACGGATTCAGCGGTAGAGTGGGTTGATTCGTGCCCGCTAGCGTTCCAGAGGCTGAACTGCCAGCGGGCAACGCCCCAGCCGGAGTGGGAGGGGTTCCGGCCGAAGAT